GCAAACTTTTAAACGGTTTTTAAGGCTATACAGTGGGCTTTGCTTTGCTGATTACGAATTTTTAACTGATAAGCAAATTAAATCACTTGATGAGCAATCTGAACTAATGCTTGGCTGGACTAAAAAACTATGGCTTTTTGACAAAGTTGGAGATGTAAGCCCTGAGATAATTTTGGGTTCTATTCTTTGGAGCGTAGAAAAGTACGGTGTCAAGCATTTTGTGATTGACAACTTGCAAAAAATCATCAAAGACACTGACAATTACAACGGAGAAAAAAACTTTGTGGCTAAATTGTTTGATATTTGCAAAGATACAGGCGTACACATCCACTTAGTCCACCACACCCGAAAACCTGAAAAATCAGGGAAAGAACCTGATAAAAGCAGTATTAAAGGCGCTGGTTCAATTACCGACATAGTGGACAACATTTTTTTGGTTTGGAGAAATCTTGAAAAAGAGCAAGATGTTGAAGATCAAGGCGAATTATCAAAGCAGCATGACGACCCCGACACTTTTATAAAGTGCGTAAAACAAAGGCATTATGCTGGTGCAAAGTCAGGTGAGGGGACAAAAGGATTCTTTTTTGAACCGCAATCAAGTCAACTTTTGGGTGACAAAAAGGATGAATTTATGGAGTTTTACAAAGAGTGGCCACACACATTTAAGGGGTAAACATGAAAGGACATCAACAAATCGCAGCAATGCGTAAACAGGGCGAAACGCCAAAAATCGTATTTATTAACGACTGGGACTGCAAGACAGACTGGTTTGAAAACAACGACCACGCAACTATAAGCATTGAAGGCGAAACCATAAACAGGCTTGATTTGCGCTTTTTAGTCGGTTTAACGGTATCGATATCAAGTGAATCAGAAAGCCGTGCAAAAGGGCTTTTTAACGCTTGCAAGGGCGCAGGATGCAAGGTAGTCGCAGCTTGCCACACGCCCAAAGGCGAAACAAGCCGGAACCCGACAGGATGGGCAGAAGTTTGGAGGCAATAAATGGACACCCTAGCCCGACACTACGCCAATCTAGCCATGAATGCAGGATGGATAGACCACTGCCGCCACATGGTGATGCAATACGAGAAAAGCCCGTATTGGAAGGGGCTGGGCAAGGCGGTTGCAGAGCAAATCGAATTATTGAAAAAACAAGAAAGCACTGGGAGATAGCATGAAAGTTGAAATAGGAAACGCTACTTTGTACTTGGGCGACTGCATGGACATTTTGCCTACGCTGCCAAAGGTGGATGCGGTGATTACTGACCCTCCTTACAGCGACAAAACGCACAACAACGCAAAAAGCAACGCGGGCGGCGGCACTGGTGCAAAGGCTATTGACTTCAAGGCTATTGACTTCAAGGCTATTGACTTCAAGGCTATTGACTCTTTTCTGACTGCCTGCGCCCCACTTTGTGAGGGGTGGGTCATTGCAAATATGGATTGGAGGCACATCGCCGCTCTTGAGTTTGAGGGGCACAGCTTCTATGAACTAATCCGTTTTGGCGTGTGGGTGAAAACAAACCCAATGCCACAAATTAGCGCAGACCGTCCAGCTAACGGCTGGGATGGCATTGCCTACATATTCCCAAAAGACAAAAAGAAAGTATGGAATGGCGGCGGATGTCATGGCAATTGGAGCGGCCCAGTCATCACCAATGGCGATCACCCAACAGGAAAGCCTGTGGATATGGTTTCTAGCTGGATAACGCGCTTTACTGATAGGGGGCAAACCATCCTAGACCCATTCATGGGCAGCGGCACAACAGGCGTAGCCGCCATCCAGCTAGGCCGCAAGTTCATCGGCATAGAACGCGAACCTAAATACTTTGACATAGCTTGCAAGCGCATAGAGCAAGCCGTAGCGCAGGGGCAATTATTTGAACCCGAACAGCCAAAGCAGATACAAGAAACCTTTTTATGATTGGCAAATAAAATGAGACTAGCTGCTAGAAAAGACTTAAACGAAGCTGAGATTGTGGCAGCACTTCGGGCGGCCGGCGCAACCGTAGTTGAATAAAGTGTTATGATTGGATCGTGGCTAGGAGGCATCCGAATCGCTGTTTATCCCACAGCTTGCCACAATCTTTATGGGACGTTCTAGGGAAGAACCATGACACAATTAAACCGTGATTTTTGGGGTGAAAAAAACCCAAATTATAAAAATGCAGGTAAAAAATTTTGTATTTGTTGCGGCGTTGAATATCATAGTTATGTAAAAACAAGAAAATATTGCAGCCATGTTTGCTATGTCAAAGATCAAAAAGAAAGAATTATTCAATCTGGCATAAAAGGTTCAAAAGCACCCAGAAAACCACGCGAAAAATTAGGCCTTAATCTAATTTGCAAATTTTGTTCTTCTCCTTTTCGTTCTTTAACAAGGCAACTTTATTGTCAAAACCATAAAAAAGAAGCACAAGAAGCAAAAGTTGCAAAAATAAAATTAGCTAAAAAAAAGAATCCAGATAAACATCTTTTAGCCAATTGTTTGCATTGCAAAAAAGAATTTGAATTTTTTAAATCACGAAAACTACCTCAAAAATATTGTTCTTATGATTGTCATTTAAATAGTGGCGGTTCATGGCGAGCAGGTATGGCTTCATCAAAGGCAACTATGAAATACGGCGCAAAAAAAGATGCAAACCACAATGAAGTAGTTGACGCTCTACAAAAGGCTGGGGCTTATGTGCTTGATATGTCCCATGTTGGCAGAGGCTTTCCTGATTTAATTGTGGGTTTTCGGTCAAAAACAATTCTTGTAGAAATAAAAAATCCCAAAACAGCTTACGGAAGAAAAGGGCTAAATAAAAATCAAATTAAATGGAAAGAGCAGTGGACAGGTGGAACTTATGCCGTGGTTGACAGTCCTGAACAGGCATTAAAAGCGATTGGGGTTTTATGAAAGCACCTGAGAAAATCTATGGGTGGCTTGATTCTCAATTAAGCGTGGCCCGCTTTTACGGCGGAATTACTTTTCAAGGCCAAGGCTATCGCATCGACATGGCAGACAAAGACCAGCCGTTAGTCAGGGTGGACATTTTGGAAGCGGAAAAAAAGGCTAAGAAAAAGGCGGCTAAAAACGTGGCTAAAAACGTGGCTAAAAAACCGGAAAATCTGACCCTTGCAGATTTTTGGGAGGGTGAGGTATGAAACTATCCATTCAATGTTGGGAACCCGTGCAAGCGCATAACGCCATGAATAAAACGCTCTGGCCTCAGTTAAAAGCCGCATTAATAGCCGGCCATAAGATGGTTTTAGAGTTAAAGCCAGCCACTCGAAGCCTAGCGGAAAACGCCCTACTTCACGCACTATTGACCGACATTAGCAAGCAAGTCGAATGGGCAGGGCAAAAACGAGACGTGGAGACGTGGAAACGGCTTTTAACGGCTGCATGGTGCAGGGCTATCGGCGAGCAAGTGGAATTACTCCCCGCCATTGACGGACACGGCTTTGACATCGTTTTTCGGCGAACGAGCAAGCTAACAGTGGGCGAATGCGCTGAGTTAATCGAGTTTATACAGGCTTGGGCGGCTGAAAAGGGCGTGAGGTTTTCGGCATGAATTACGCCAAAACAACCTATTTCCGAAGCAAAAAGCACTTGCAAAACGTGGCAAGCCTAGATTGTCAGATATGCGGGTCAGGAAGCCAAGTCCAGGCGGCTCACTCGAATCAGTCGAAACACGGTAAATGCAAGGCCAAGAAGTCTAGCGATGAGTTCACCGCCGCCCTCTGTTTTACCCACCATCATCAAATTGACCAAGGAACAGACCTAACAAAACAGGAACGGATTGACCTTTGGGACGCAGCTCACGTTAAAACAGTGAAACTTTTAATTCACGCAGGTGAATGGCCTGATAGCGTAAACGTGCCAATTGACGTATAATGAACCAAGGTAAGCAGTTGCCTAAAAGCCATCTCGGTGAAAGGCCCCGAGAACTATCGAAAATGAAATACCTCAACAAACCATTGTTTACGGATGACCAAGGCAACCAAGTCTATCAGTGCCAGTACAGCAAAAAGCTGGCAAGCGCCGATAAATCTATCAACCTTGGCCCATTGATGGCAAGCGTATCGGGAACATTCGTATGCCACCAAGACGGGATAGAGGCTAGAAAGTTGAGTAAGCGCAATTTCGACGAAATGGATGCTAACTGCAACACCTGTAAGAACTTGGCGCGCGCCAAGCACCAAAAGCGCAAAGACGGTCAATTGTTAGGCAGTTGTAAGGAAAGCAAAGAATTGATGTTTCACCCTGATGACTGGATGGGCATGAAATGTTGGGAAAGTCGTTATAGCGAATTAGTTATATAATTTAAGTATCTTAGGCTAACCCGAGGATATAGCATGGCTGAAAACAACAAACCGAAACAAACCCGCAAGGGAAAGACGAATAACCCCAACGGTAGGCCCGCAGGAACGCCAAATAAGGCCACAACGCAAGCACGCGAGGCCATAGCCTTGTTTGTAGATGGAAACGCTCATAGGCTCTCTGAATGGCTCGACCAAGTGGCTCACGGCATACCCGACCAAGACGTAAAGCCAAACCCTGCTAAAGCGTTTGAGTTGTTTCAGTCCGTGGTTGAGTACCATATTCCAAAGCTGGCTCGCACTGAGCTGGCTGGTGACCAAGATAAACCGTTGCAGTTTGAAGTTCTTGCGCCTTGGCTTAAAGAAAACATAGCAAAACGCAACTAAATATCTTACAATTGCTGCATGGATAAATATTGCAGTGGTTGTAAAAGCGTAAAGTTGTTTAGCAACTTTTCAAAAAACAAAAAGATGCGGGATGGCTATGCCAATTGGTGTAAGGCTTGCTTAAAAATATTGTGGCAAAAGCCTGAAAACTTGCTTAGGCGCAAAGAACGGCGAATGGAAAACTTTGCCCACACTTTGTTTATAGAGACAAAATCAAGGGCAAAAGCCAATAATTTGGATTTCAACCTTGACCCTATCGACCTATTTATTCCTGAGTTTTGCCCAATAACAAAACAAAAAATGGTTGCCGACATAACAGGGCGAACTTGCAACACGCCCACAGTTGACCGAAAAGACCCAAATAAAGGGTATGTTAAAGGCAATGTGTGTGTAATTTCATGGATAGCCAATAAGATAAAAAGCGACCAAACCGACCCCGAATTGTTTGAAGCAATAGCGAGGTACATTCGTGGCTGAAGGCATAAATGGTTACGTTCCAAGGCATCCTAGCTTTGAAGAATTCCACAATCGAACAGAAAGGTGGGCTTGTTTAGTGGCCCATAGGCGAGCTGGAAAAACTGTTGCGTGTGTTGCTGAGTTGGTGTTTGCTGCTTTATTTTCTTCTAAGCAAGACGGTAGATATGCCTACGTTGCGCCGCAATACAACCAAGCCAAAGACATTGCATGGATATACATTAAGCGATTAACAGCCGACATTCCAAACATGGAATACAACGAAACGGAGTTAAGAGCAGACTTTCCAAATGGTTCACGTATTCGTTTGTACGGCGCAGACAATCCCGATAGGCTTCGAGGTATTTTCTTGGACGGTTGCGTATTAGATGAGTACGCCGATATGAAACCTAGGGTTTGGGGTGAGATTATTCGCCCTTTACTGGCAGACCGTCAGGGGTGGGCGGTGTTCATTGGTACGCCAAAAGGCCACAATTCGTTTTATGAGATATGGAAAACGTCAAACGCAAGCGACCGATGGTTTTCCGCTAGTGTCCGTGCCAGTACGTCAGGGCTATTACCGCCGACAGAGTTGGAGGACGCTGCCCGTGGCATGACCCAAGACCAATACGAGCAAGAGTTTGAATGTTCGTTTGAAGCCGCCATCCTTGGGGCTTACTATGGCAAAGAATTGAAAGTATTAGAGGACGAAGGGCGCATTACCTTGGTTGAGTATGACCGCGCGCTGCCAGTGTTTACGGCTTGGGACTTAGGTTATCACGATGACACGGCTATCTTTTTCTATCAAGTCACACACACAGAAATTCACGTTATTGACTTTTACAGCGGTTCGGGGCTGGCTATCGAGGACTACGCAGGGGCTATAAAGTCAAAGGGCTACAAATACGGCAAGCACTACCTACCGCATGATGCAAGGGCTAAAACCCTAGCTAGCGGCGGTAAATCGGTAATTGAGCAGTTAGCGATGCACTTAGGCATAGGGAATTTAGCGATTGTGTCAAGTTTGAGCGTACAGGATGGCATACAAGCCGCCCGTCTTATGTTGCCTAAAGTGTGGTTTGATAAAGAACACTGCGAGGAAGCGGTTGAACTCTTAAAGCAATATCAACGTGAATGGGATGAGGATAAAAAGACGTTTAGAGATAAACCAAGGCACGATTTCACCAGTCACGCCTGTTTAGATGGTGATTCTCTGGTGACTACTGCTAAAGGGTTAGTTCCAATTCGAGATATTGTGAATGGTGACTATGTTCTTACGCCAGCAGGCTATGCAAAAGTTTTGGCTAGCGGTGCTACTAAAGTAGCAGACGAAATTATCGAGGTTCTTATGAGTGACGGCCGCGCTTTATTAGCCACTCCAGAGCATAAGATATTCACAACAAGAGGTGTTGTATGTGCTGGTGCATTGCGCTATAATGACTCCATATTAACTATGGAGAGTGCGCCATGCTTATCGTTTCAAAGCATCAAAAATGCGGGATATCGGGACGCTTTTATAGAGAGTTTCAAGGCGAAAAGTATTGGTTTTGGTCTGGTCGCGGCATTTATGGCAGCCAAGTCGGCGGCAAAACACGCTTATTGCATCTTGAGGTTTATCGCGCATTACACGGTGAGCCTTTTGTCAAGGCCAAAATTGTTTGCGTTGATGGGAATATGTGCAACACCAACCACGACAACTGGGTTATTAAGCGGCCTGAAATGCAAAGAAAGCACAGGGTGCAAGAAGTTGACGGAATCCGATTTTACTTTAAGCCAGAGGGCTACTACAAAGCAGACCATGAAAGGTATGGCGGGATTACTATGCACCGATATGTCTGGTCGAAACATCATGGAGAAATTCCAAGCGGATACGACGTTCACCACATTGATGAAGACAAAGGAAATAACGCCATCGAAAACCTTGAATTGCTACACAAAAGCGAACATGCAAAGAGACACGCAAAAGATAGCGTATGGGTTGGTAGCGAAGCAAACAAAAGGCAGCTTGCAAAAGCTAGCGAATTGGCTAAAGCATGGCACGCAAGTCCTGAAGGGCTGGAGTGGCATAGGAAGAATGCGGTTAAATCTTGGGCTAGCCGTAAAATTTATCAAAAATACTGCGAAGTTTGCGGAAAAGAATATTCAACAACATACCCAACAAGATCAAAATATTGCCACAACAATTGCAGGGCTAAATCGCAAACAAAACGAAAACAGGCTGGTTTATGACTTGACGGTAGAGCACCATCATTGCTACTTTGCTAATGGAATGCTGGTAAGCAATAGCGATGCGTTTAGAATGATGGCAGTGAGTTGGAAGGAAAATAAGGCAAAAGAAGCCCCAATTCCTGATAAATTCACCATAAAAGGCGAGAAAAGTGGCACAATACGCACAATTCCATTAAACGACCTTTGGGCAGAGACTAACAAAAGGGCTGACCGCATATGAAAGAAATCAATTCCGTTGCAGAGGCTCGAAAGTGGGCTAACGAACTAAAGAACGCCAAAAAAGAAGATTTGGCTTGGGTTAAACGCTCAAAGAAGATTGTCAAACGTTACCGCGATGACCGTGCAAGCAATTACGACAACAACAAACGCTATAACGTGCTTTGGTCGAACGTGCAGACCCTCATGCCGGCCCTATACGGCAAAACACCAAGGGCGCAGGTAGAACGCCGCTACAAAGACCAAGACCCAGTAGGTCGCACCGCTGCGGTGATTATGGAACGTGCGCTGCAATACGAAATTGACCATTACGGCGATTATGAGAACGCCACACGCCATGCCACACTTGACCGCTTATTGCCTGGACGCGGCACGGTATGGGTGCGCTTTGAGGCCAAAGAGGTAGAGACGGTTGAAGGCGATTCTGAGGAAGGCAAAGAAAAAGAAGCCTACGGCCATGATGACGTTGAAGGCGCAATTGCTGAAACGTCACTGCCCACGGGAATTGAACAAGGCGAAGGCTATGAACAGCTAGAAACCACGCCAGTTGATTACGTTTATTGGGAAGATTTCCGCTGTTCACCCGCTAGAACATGGGACGAAGTATGGTGGTGCGGTCGCCGCGTTTACATGAGCAAAGAGGAGTTAACAGGGCGATTCGGCGAGGACGCTGCCAAGGGTTGCCCAATGACCCATGAACCCATCGGCCTAGACGAAATGAAAACCAACGGTGCAAGCCAAGCCGATATGGATGCGCTAAAGAAAGCCCAAGTGTGGGAAATATGGTGTAAGAACAGCAAGTGCGTCTATTGGGTGGCTGAAGGCTACGACAAACTGCTAGACCATAAAGAAGACCCCTACGGCTTAGATAACTTTTGGCCTTGCCCGAAGCCATTGTGGGCTACACAGACCACAGACACGCTTATCCCAATCCCTGATTACTGCCTTTATCAAGACCAAGCGGAGGAGATTGACGAACTAACCAAACGCATCGGCTTATTGGTCAAGGCGGTCAAGGTGGTCGGTGTTTACGATGCCTCGCAGCCATCCATCCAACGAATGCTCACCGAAGGCGTGGATAACACCTTACTACCCGTCGATTCATGGGCGGCATTTAGCGAAAAAGGCGGTATTAAAGGCACGGTTGATTTTATGCCTTTGGATATGGTCATACAAGCGTTAAACCAGTGCTATTCGGCACGGGAACAGGCCAAGCAGGTAGTCTATGACGTGACTGGCCTGAGTGACATTATTCGAGGCTCTAGCGTAGCAAGTGAGACAGCCACAGCGCAGCAAATCAAAGGGCAATACGCCTCGATGCGCCTTAAGAATATGCAACACGCCGTGGCGATGTTTGTGAGCGACACTTTGCGAATCAAAGCGCAGTTAATGGCAGACCTTTATAGCCCTCAGACCTTGATGAATATGTCAGGGATTATGGGGACAAAGGATGCCCAATACGCAGAGCAAGCCATTCAGCTATTAAAGTCGGAACCCACACGCAATTTTAGGATTGAAGTCGCGGCTGATAGTTTGGCTGAGATGGATGAAATGGCAGAGAAGGCCAGCCGTACCGAGTTCTTAATGGCCTTTGGTAGCGCAATGCGTGATTCACTGCCCATTATCCAACAAAGCCCTGAGATGGGGCCGCTATTGGGCGAGGCGTTAATGTTCGTTGTCAGGTCATTCAAGTCAGGCCGTGCGCTTGAGAATACTTTGGAATCGGCGATTGACCAAATGAAACAGCCCAAGCCACAAGGCCCAAGCCCTGAACAAATGCAAGCCCAGGCGCAACAGCAAATGGAACAGGCCAAGATGCAACAAGCCCAACAAACCGAGCAAATGAAAATGCAAGGCGAGCAGGTCAAGATGCAAGCGGCGCAACAGCTTGAGCAAGCAAAGATGCAAGCAAGCGCAGAATTAGAGCAATTTAAGGCTGACCAAGCCATGCAGCTAGAGCAAATGCGGCAAGCGGCTGAGACTGAACGGGCCACTTATAAAGCGCAATTAGAAGCGCAAACTAAGATTGAGATTGCCCAAATTCAAGCTGATGCCTCAAGCAAGCCCGTCAACCAATTCACGGTGGACAGCGGCGGCAAGTTTGACGAAATAGCCACCACATTGACAGAATCAGCAAGCCAACAAGGGGCGGGGATAGCCGATGCGGTGAACACCTTGGCTCAAGTGTCAGCGGCCTTAGTCGGTGCAGTGGACGAAATGAAACGCCCAAAACGCAGGGTGCTTGAACGTGACCCAATCACTGGAAAAGCAGTAGGTGCAATCGAGATTTCAGAATAAAATATGCAAACAGGGAATTTTCAAATGGAACCTACTTCAACTGTCTCGCTGACCTACGGGTTAAGCAAACTATGGTATTTCATAGGTGGATTATTCGGCGCTGGTGCAGTCGGTGCGTTTTGGCAACCCAAAGCACTCCAAGGCTACGGCAAGTTTACCAAGGGCTTGATTATTGGCGGCATTGGCGCTGTCGCCCCTGTAATGATAGGCGGCACGATTGCTAGACAGATGGGGCTAGACGCTTATTCCGCTGATGTGGGAATGTCAATCGGCACGGTGGTCGGTATATCCATCATCGGTGTTATCGGGTACGCAGCTAAGTTTTTCGAGAAGCGCGAAGGATTGGATATTCTGCAAGTTGCCCAAGAGGTAGAGGAAGTGGTGCGAACACGCAAAGTATCTGCTAAACCAGTCGGCCCAACAAAAACGCCAGTGGCTCGTAAACGAGTTCGGGCTGGTACAAAATGATTACCACACTGTTTTACGTTAACTCTTTTCTGTCGGTGGCGGCGGTTATGTTCGTGCTTATTGGCGCGGCATTACCCCACATTAAGAACGAGGATGTGTTGATTAAGTGGGGCGCAATCATTGCCTGTTTTGGCTTGGTTGGTCAAGTATTGCGAAACATTCAGTTTTTGGTAACGGGTTATTCACCCCACGATGCTGAAATACCCCTTTGGATGCTAAAAGACCTTGGTTTGTGCGTAATGATATTTGGCTATGCCATTCGTGCTCATGGCAAAGAAAAGCCTACTCGATAAGGTCAAAGACTGGGCGGTGATTATCGCCCTGCTTATGTCTGGCATAACTGGGAAAATCAGTTACGACAACCACGGGCTAAAGATTGAGGTGGAGAAAAAGGAAAAACAGCTTGCAGAGGCCGAGGCCAATAACTTCTCACTTGCAGGTGTATGTAGCGAGTAAAATATCAGTAAAGGAAATGAAATGTTAACCGTACAAATTCAGCCCCAACTTGCCTTCGCAAACGGCAAGAAAATGCAAGCCACACAATTCAACGTGGTTTCTATTAGTGACAATCTTTACGATGCGGTCACATTCAAATACACGCTTTACGATGCCAACATGGTTTGGTCAGGCGAATCGACCGTCTCACTAGAAGGCCGTGAAGCCTATGTAACGTGGAACGCAACAGCAACAGGCGCTCATAGAATTGTTGCAGACGCTATCGGCTTACAGATTTTGTTAGACGTTCCCAAACTATTCGAGTTTGAATAATGGCTTCCGTAATTGCCGATATTGTTCTGTACGGCTTTCCATTAGTCATTGGACTAGGGGCACTCAAAGTATTGCAGGGTCGGTATTACGGGCGAAAGAAGCCTCCAAAGCCTGACGACACTACACCAAAGGATAAATAATGGCTTTTGCACTAGCAACAGCGGTAGCGGGGGCTGGCACAGTCTCATGCGCTGGCACAACAACCGTAACAGGTAGCGGCACAAACTTTGGCGCTTTTGCTGGTACTGCAAGACTTGGCGGAACGATCACCGTGGGTGGCGTGACAAAGACCATCACGGCCATTGCCTCCACCACCTCGCTGACGACCGACACAGCCTTTGGCACTTTCTCAGCGCAGGCGTACACAGGGCAGCGCGAGATTCTGCAAACTGGCACTGACACCATGAACACCAGTTTGGGTGCTGCTGCTGGTTTTACGATTACTAACCGTGGCGACCAATTACGCACGTTTGACGCTAACGGCCTTGACCTGACCATCAACGGCGTTTTGACGGTTGACAGCACGATAGCGCAACTGCGAAACAACACCACGACAAGCGGCTTAAAAATACTTTCGACTGGTTCGGCAAGTGCTGAATTGATTATCAATGGGCGCAGGGCGGCGGCTAACAATGGCCCTTTCCCTTATGCTGGTTTGGATTGGCTTGGCGCTAACGGTCAACTGATTATGCAGTTTCAAGGCACTGCAACATATCCCGCAAAGCTGACATTGCGCGATTCGTGCATTCGTTACGGCGCGGATTGGTTTACAACCAACTCAGGCCAATTCAGCACGATCACCACTGAGGGCGACACCTGCTGGATTTTGAACGCAAGCGGTAGCGGTACAAGCCAAGCCCGTTTACGCCTGAACAACACTACGCCATCTATCAACTTCACAGCCAACAAAACCTTCGTTGGCGTGTGGTTGAATTTTGGTGTGCCTCAAACCAGCTTGAAGGGCTACACCCCGATTGCAACTGATGGCCCTGAAATCAACTTGGCATCCGTGGCAGTGGCCTCTCGAATCGTTATTGAGGATTACGACACCACTTACATTCAAGCGGCCTATTACGCTGGCGCTCAAATTGTTCTATATGGTTCAGCATGGACACGCCTCAAAAACAACTTGCTAGGCACAAACATTGTTTGGCGTTCGGTTGCTGCTGTTAGCGGTCGGTTTAACGTGCTGGAATTTTCAAAGCAGATCACCATTCGAGCGCAAGACACAGCGGGTAATTTGTTGTCAAACGGGTATATGTACTATCAACCTGTAGGCGCAAACGTGGCGGGTGTTCGTGCCAAAGGCATCACCTCAGATATTACTTTTGACCTGACGCAGCAAGCAGTTGCAACCGTGAGCGGCGCTGCAACAAGTGAGTTTGTTTATGCGTGGGATTGGGCAAACAGTAGTGTCAACGAAAGCACTTATGCTTATTTCTGCACTGGTACGACCAAGGGTGCTGAAACCCATGTGGTTTACTCAAGTCGCTACGGCTACGACAAGCAAAGCTCGACAGTCTCATTGGTTGGCAACAACGCAGCGACCCCGACATTCGTTCATGTAAGTTTGCCAACGACCGACAAGGTGATTGCTAACGCAGCGGCTATTACAGGCGTGGCGTTTAATTTCTCCACCAAGACCATCACAGTCACTGGCACTCTGACAATCCAACAGATTTACGATGCTTATCAGTACCAACTAAACCAAGTTGCTAACCTGCAAACTGCTAACGAATGTACGGTGGCAAGCGGCCAAACGTATTACGTGGGATGGACAATCAACAACAGTGGCACGATTAACGAAGGCACAAGCCTAACGACAATCCGTGCGGCAACGATTACCAACACGGGCAACATCTTTGCAATTTACACCGACAGCGCAGGAACATCGACCATCTGGAAGTTTGAAAACATTACTATCGGTTCGTCAATCATCATTTATGACGGTTCAGGCGTAACAAAGTATTTTCAGCAAGAAGTAACAAGCGCGGGTGACTACGCTTACTACATCCCTCCTGGCACTGCCGGCACATATTCATGGGCAATCGAGCTATACGGCAAACAACGCCAATCAGGTAGCTTTGCGGCTAACACTGGCGGGTTGCTGTTTTATGAGCCTATCTACGTTGAGGATGTGGGATTGAGTCAGCTTACAAAAGCGACTGTTGCAGCCTATACCGCCATTAGCGATTTGGACCGTTTTTATGATTTCACAGCCTATCGCCGTTTATCAGAAGACTTTATTAAATTGGGTCAAATTGCCACGCGATCAGGTACGGCTGTAGAAATCGGTGATAGAAACCTAGTTGTAAACGCTGCCGCTTCGGTCATGGAATCCATCACAGGGTCAACCATCACCATCAAATCGGGCGTGCTTGCCGCTGGTTCTAAATACAGCACAATCATTGCTACACCGCCAAAGCTGGTAACGGCTGCGACAACTGAAGTTATTACCGCCTCAATCGAAGATGGCGCGGGAAATTCTTCCGTGACAATTCAGGGCGGTTCTGGCAACTTTACGCTGTGGAAACTCGCAAACGCTGTACCAGAAGCAGACTACGCGACAGGCACAAACCTTGGCAACGTAGGCAACGTAACTTTCCGATTCTTGGATGCTCCAGGCTTCAAGATTGTGATTGTCGATAACGTCACTGGTTATCGAATCACTTGTCCAATGGATAAGGGCGTATACACACGAGGTCTATTCTTCGGTTCGCAAGTTCAGCTTGCCCAAAGTGCTGAAGTTACTCAAATCAACACAAAAGTTGACATTCTTACCAATAATGTCGCTGCGCTTCCTCAGGAAATTCTTGATAGCACAGTCGAAACTGGCGCGACAGTGGTTGAGTCGCTTCGGTTGCATAATAGTGTTCTGGGTGCGAAAGTAAGTGGCGGCGGCTCTGGCATTGAATCGTTCCGTGACTTGGCTGATACAAAAGACCGCCTTGTCTCGACAAACGATGCTCAAGGCAACCGCACTTCAGAGGTTACGGATTTGACCTAACAAACTCTTTGCGATGCTCTGAGGCTGTTTTCTGATATGCATCGGAAGCGGCTTCAGGGGTATCAAAAGAACCGATATTGATAGCCACGCCATCAATCATTATTTTGGCTAGCCATTTGTTGTAAGACTTGGTTACGCCAACATAGCCGCTTTTGTTATCAACGTGCCTTTTCATGTTTGACAAGTTTTGTTGGTGGGTGGCCTTGCGCAAGTTTTCTACATGACTGTTTGCAGGATTCCCGTCGATGTGGTCAATCTCTAAATCTGTTTCTCCAAAGTGGTAAATCCAAACAAGTCTATGGAGGTAAAGCAATTTGTTGTTAATTCGGATTTGCGTATAACCAGCTTTAGATTTGAATCCAGCTTGCCTACGCTTAATGCCTTTTTTCCTGATGTTCCACAAAAGCTGTCCTTCGCTGTATGTGAAAAGCTCACGCACAACGGATTGACTGATAGAATTGGGCTTGTTCATGCTGTCGTTCCTTTTAAACGATGGTTTGGGAAGTGGAGGCTTAGAGTTTGCAGCTCTAGGCCTTTGCGCTATTTTAACTTAAAATGTACCAATGAACCATTTTCGGTCTCTACATTTTTCTGCCCAACATTTCGCCTCGAATCAATTTCGCGGTGTTGCAGTCACGCCTCAACCTGATACGCATGACGGTTTTGGTTATTGGGAAAAGTACTGGCGCAAGCTGCACGAAAAGAAAAAGCCCACACTTGCCGAAGTAGTCGAGATTGTCCAAGAAAACCCCGTCGAGGCGTTAAAAGCAGTCCCCGAAGCTCGTAAGCAATTCCAAGGCATTGATTACGGCCAAATAACGCAAAGTTATGAGATGGCGCAATTTATAGCAAAACAGCTTATAATTACGCTAGAACTTCGCCGCATAGAGAATGAGGACGAGGAATCAGCAATTGAAATGCTTTTATTGATGTAAAGGAAAACCCTGATGCACAGCGAAGCCGGCAAAGGCTCAAACCGCCGCCCTACCGATACAAACGCCTTTGATAAAGGCTTTGAGGCTATTTTTGGTAGCAAACGCGCAGAACGCGGCTCTTATGTTTTTGACAAAGAAACAGGCGAATTAGTCCCAAAGCAGGATTATTCACCCTCTGCCAAGGTTTATGTAATGCCTGACATTCAAGGCTATAAATCCATGCAAACGGGCGAATGGATAGGCTCACGCTCTACGCATCGGGAACACCTCAAAGCCCATCGACTAGTGGAAATTGGGACCGAAACGAAAGCCCACCTGACCAAACAAGCGCCCAAGGTTGACCGTGAAGCCCTGCGAAGGGATATTCACACCTCCATGCAGAAGCTAGGCTACTAATTTATTAACCACTTAGGAAAACCCTATGAGTGATCTCCGTTCCGCTCTTGAAGATGCTTTTGCAGCCGATGATGTAAAAATGACCGAAAACGATACTCCCGAAGTGTCGCAGGTAGTGCCTGATTTAGAACCGCAATCCCGTGACGAACAAGGCAAGTACGCGGCTAAAGAAACCCCTGTGGATGCGCCTATCGACACGCCTCCCGTCGAGATTAAAGCCCCGTCAAGCTGGAAGCCCGAAGCCAAAGACGCTTATATCAAGGCTGAACGTGGCGAAGCGTTAACGCCTCAAGAGATCAAGATTCTGACCGCTGAGGCAAATCGGCGCGAGGGTGATTTCCTTCGTGGTTTAGAGGAATTTAAAGGACACGCTCAAAAAGCCCGTACTTATGAGCAAGCAGTTGCCCCTTATGCCCAAACCCTTCAACAATTGGGCGTTGACGCACCTACGGCTATTAGTAAACTGTTACAGGCTGACCACACTTTGCGCTATGCAGACCCAATGGCAAAAGCGCAGTATTTCCAAAGCCTTGCCCAACAATACGGCATTGATATTGGCCAGGTGCAGAATATTCCCCAACAAGACCCACAAACCCAGTATTTGATGCAACAATTAAATGAGTTGCGCCAAACCCAACAAATGTGGCAAAATAGTATTCAAGAGCAAGAGCAAGCGAAAGCTAACCATGAGTTAACCCAGTTTGCTGGCTCTGATAAAACGCACTTCGAGGCCGTGCGTGGCGATATGGCTGATTTGCTGGAATCCGGCAAAGCTAAATCGCTAGAACAAGCCTACGAAATGGCTATCTGGATGCGTCCTGACGTTAGGCAAACCCTGATCGAACAGCAACGGATTGAGGCACAACGGAATTATGAACAGCAACAACGTACACAACGGGCAAAAACTGCCAGTGTGAG